TATATATCGTGCAAGTATGAGTCATAAAAAGACACAGTTAAAAAAGAAGTATGATAGGGAAGCTAAAGTTAAGGCGAAATTAGCTGCAAAACGTAAGAAATTGATAGAGTCAGCAAAAGTCGAAAAATTTTTGAAAGAGATAAAAAACCATGAGTGAATTTAAGTAATGAAGATATTTGATTCTTCCATAAGAATAGCAACGAAACTAAATGTCTATGCGGATAAAACCCATAGGCATTTTGCGTTTATATACGTCCGTAATAAGCTGTTGAGTATTGGCCAGAACGATATGGAGACTACGTCAGCTAAAGCTTACAGATTTGGCCGGAGATTCGGTGCAGAAAAAACCATCACATTTCCTTTTTTACATGCCGAGATTGATGCGATTGCCAAATTATGGGGAAACACTCATATTGGGCCTAAAATGTCTCTAGTCAGTCTAAGGCTAAATAAGAAAAATGAGTTGATGATAAGTAAACCATGTAAATCCTGCACTAACATATTAGAACCTTTGGGTATTAGAGTATTTTATTTTGACGGAGAGAATATTAATGAAGCTTAATTTATTTGCACCATTGAACACTACTAGTTATGGTTATCATTCAAGTTATACATATCACTACCTATCAAAGATGGGGTGGGATGTAAGACATTTACCAATTGGACAAAATAATCCAGACGAAAAGTTTTCGTTCGGTAAAGAAAAATTTCATTATGATGCACCATGCTTAAAAATTTGGCATCAATTCGATTTATCTGGTTTCACTGGAAGCCCCAAAATAGGTTTTACAGTATTTGAGCTTGAAGATCTTAATGAGAATGAAGTTTGGAATATGAAATATCCAGACAAATTGATAGTTGCATCTAAATGGGCTCAAAAGGTGTGTGAAAATCATGGGATTAACGCATCAGTTGTTCCATTAGGTTATGATCATGAAATCTTTTATCCTACTCCGCAGGAAGAAAAAGACCACACAATCTTTGGGAATTTTGGTAAGTGGGAAATTCGCAAGGGTCACGATGTTCTTATCAGAGCATTTAACGCAGCTTTTGAGAAGGATGATAATGTCACATTAGTTATGATGCCTTCTAACCCATTCTTATCTGAAACACAAAGATCGGCTTGGGAAAAGATGTATCTTAATTCTAAGTTAGGATCTAAAGTTCAAATAGTTCCTAGATTACCTAATCATAAAGATGTAGCCCATGTTATGAACCAAATTCATTGTGGCGTATTCCCAGCTAGAGCAGAAGGTTGGAATTTAGAACCTCTAGAACTGTTAGCATGTGGAAAACACCTAATCATAAGTGATTGTACTGGACATAAGGAATATGCTAACTCCAATAACTCAATGATGATAGACATGCCCGATAAATTTGAATCGGCCTATGATGGCGTATTCTTTAATGGAGCATCTAAGTGGAGATCTCTTGGTAAGGATCAATTCGATCAACTAGTAAATTACATGAGAGAATTTCATAAGAATAGAAGTTATATCATAAACTCAAATGGTGTAAAAGATTCTAAAGAATTTACATGGGAGAATAGTATTGATAAACTTTCTAAAAAAATTGTTTAAGAAAAAAGAAGTAAAAGAAGAAACATATATAAAATATTTTATTCTTGATGGCAATCTAAAAATAGAATTTCAGTATAATGATATTGAAGAACTAATAGCTGTGGCTGATCATGTTCTAAACTTGAAAGTTAGAGATGCTTCAATAGCCCTCATATATGAAACTCTAAGAAAAAATGGCCAAGTAGATTCGGCAAACCTATTTATTGACTCTATTGACACGGGCATTAGCCCAAGCGAGTGTGTGATATGAGAAAAATGGCATGGGAACAATGGATTGATTTTGATAACTCTTCAGAATTATCTATAGACGAAGAAATGGAAGAGGGTATGCAATTAATCCCGATTATGATAAGAACCCCGCTGGGTATGTTTAATCCATCTGAATCTATGTCTCCAAATAAAATGTTTGATTGTTGGATAGGACATACTAATTTCCCCATAACTCATAAAGAAAAATACATACTAAATAATATCGATGGCGTAGAAATACTTCGAATTATGAGTAGATATAGATTCTTTGTCGGTATTGGTAAATTATTCAGTCTAACAGACGTAAGGCCAAAGATAGAAATAGCCTTAAGTATAAACAAAGAGTCAGCAAAAGAGAAAATACTAAAGGAAATAGAAGGCCAAAGTTTTTGGTTGGTTGCTATCTATAAAGATGGAACACATAAAACTGTTTTACCATCAAAAGAATCGTTCGAAGAAGAATTGATGGAGTTAAAATTAACAGAGCCACTAAATATAATAACGTCCGAAGACAAATAAACGTATAATAATATAGGAAAACACGGGAAATTTATATTTGGAAACTTGGATAAGCCACACAATGTGGAGATATTAAAATGGCGATGTTACCAACCGGATATGTTGTAGGCACAAATGGTGTTCACAACGTTAGTCCAACAGAACAGATTGGTGGTGCTGCAATGGGCATCACAAGTGCGACTCAGGTTACTACTGGTAATCCTTTGACTGCTACAATGCCGATCTATGACAACACTTATAAGGGTGGAAATCGTAGAGTTGTTGTTGTTCAGGCGAGCGGTGCTGCTCATGCGTACAGTGTTAAAACAGCTATGACTGGTGGAACCTTCCAGTATAATCCTGAACGAGAATTTCTCATTAATGGATATAGCACAAAGGTTAATGGTTCAGCAAGTAATGTTCTAGCTATTCCCGGTATTGAAGGTCTAAGACCTAGAAGCTCAGAAACTAATAAGTCTAAGGGCTATGGTTTTGGAACTGCGTTTCGTGCTGGTTATTTCAGCTTTACAAAGGTTGGTACTGGTGCTACAGCACAGCGTACTAACTGGACTACTGCTCCAACAAGCATGAATTATACATACAAGTCAACAACTAATAATGCTGTTAACGCTGATGACGAAGCAAATTATGTTACATATCGTAGCATACCCGGCGAATTAGTGTTCATGGGTGCTTCTGGTATTAATCCAGCTGCTAGAGATTATCCAGCCAAAACCACTTAGTATCAATTAAAAGATTGGGCCAGTTAATTCTGGCCCAATTGGAGGCTTTATGAATATCTTCGAAAAATTGAAAGCGAGTATTGTTAAGACTTTACCAGATACATCTGGTCCAGTTTCTGTTAACGCAACCGATATTGTAAAAGTTGTAAGAACTGCATTACTAGTTGGTGGATCAACCACAGTAGTAGAAATTTTGGGAAATTTAAAACCAGATATGTTCGGCAATCATTCTATGCTTGCTGCTCTTGTTATAGCTGTTTCTACAGACTTTTTAATGAGGTTTATAAAAGACAATGGACTTTCTCGTACAAAATAAATATGCAATCGGTGGGGCTATGATTATTCTTAGCCTATTTTTCCCACAACTAAAAACACTTTTGTCAAAGATCAAATTACCATCTCTACCTAGCCTTTCTGGTCTATCTAAGGTTGTTGAAGTTGAAGTAGACGTAGAAGAAGCTGATCAGGCGGCTATGAGACATCTTAGAAAGAGAGCAGTGGAGTGTGGGGATAAGGATCTCGTCAATGTAATTAAAAGTGTGGACGGTAAATTCTACGATCTACACGTTGGAGCTAAAAATGCGAATTCTTAGTATACTTTTACTTTTATGTGTCGTTTCTAACGCTGCTGATCCGAAAGTTGTAACAGACTCAGTAAAAGAAGACGGTATGTCTGAACAAGATATGCGTAAATGGTATTCTATCTATAAGGGAGCGTATATTTACGTCAAAGAATACGATGCTGTAGGTTGTAAAGACTTTGGTGATGTATTTGATAAGCTTCGAGTTGTCAGAGATAAAAATCTACCAACTAAAGGCAATGTAAATTTTGTTAAAGCAACAAGTTTGAAAGAATTTGAGGCTATGGATTTCACAGAAGACAACAAGAATAAATTAAGTTCCGAACTTAATAACATAAGCGAAGGACTAAAAGAGGCTATTAAAAATGCCAGATAATTTTGGCTGGGTAGAAAACCCAGAAGCATCCGACGCGGTAGAAGCAATGATGGGAGTCTTTGGTTCTGCCGCTAATTTTTTGACAGGGTCTGGTAAAGGTAAAATAGTCTGTCTTCATGAGAGCTTTACGAAGATAGGAGAAGAATTTTGCTATACAGATCAGGGTCCAGTTGGAAGTTGCGTAGCCGCATCAAAATCTGGTCAGATAGACGTATTAAAAGCTACAGAGATCGCTAATGGCGAGAGAGAGCTATACGTAAATGAAACTGCTATTGAGCCGATATACTATGGTGCTAGAGTAGTAATCGGTAAAAATAGAATAAGGGGCGATGGTGCTGTGTCTGCATATGCTGCACAATATGTCAATCAATATGGCACACTTGTAAAAAAGAAATATGGAAATATTGATCTTACTAATTATTCTGCTGATAGATGCAGAAAATGGGGCAGTAATAGCGGTTTCCCAAAGAGCTTAGAAGAAATCTCTAAAGATAATATAGTACTAACTATTGCTAGGGTAAAATCTTGGGAAGAACTTAGAGATAGTATCGCTAATGGTTTTCCGGTATCTGTTGGTTCTAGACTTGGTTTTTCATCAGAAACTGATGATGAAGGATTTTGTAAGCACACTACGACATGGGGTCATGACATGTATTATTGTGCTGTGGATGATGACTCAAAGAGAAAAGGGGCACTTTGTGTTAACTCTTGGGGTCGTCGATGGCTAAAGATACGTAAGCGTAAACTTAATCAACCAGATGGCACTTTTTGGGTTGACGCTGAAAAAGTAGATGAGCATATGAGGAATGGGGACGCTTGGTCTATTAGTGGGTTTCAAGGATTTAAACGACCTATAGATTCAACAATAAGTTGGTAAAAATGAGAAACATAATTGTAATTATAGCTATATTGATAATGTTGCTACCAGATCAGGTAAAAAAGAATTTAGATTTATTTGATGAGGATTTAGAAGCTGTTGCCTATGCGGGTCTAATGACTTATATTCCAACATCATCTAAACCAGAGCCTGAACCTGAACCTGAGCCTAAACAAGAATGTAAATGTAATAAAAGAACTGGGAAAATTTCATATGATGGTGGTACATCTCTAACTGATTGTGAATGTTCTAATGGGACTAACAATTGTGGATGTGTACACAGTAATAAAGGGGCTTCTGAAGTCACAGAAAAATTCCCAAGGGTTGTTTTAATAACACATGTTAAATCTTGTCTTCCATGCAGAAATATAGAAAGGGATGTTCTTAAGAAGCTGACTGACGAATCTCACAAGAAGTCTGGGTGGGTTGTTTCTAATACTAGAGATGCTAATGTTCAAGTATTGGATTTAAGCGAACCCGACTCTATAGCAGAAATAGAAAACCTTAAATTACCTTATTCTAGCATACCAACATTTTACTTCCTAAGTAAAGATGGTTCAAAGAAAATGGCAGTAGGTTATATGTCATATAGCGATTTTATCGCTTTCGCACAGACCCCAAAAAAAAAGTAGCAAGAAATCCAAATTTATTTGGACGAATTGGAACTTCACACGAATCTCGTGACACTTTGATAAAGCACCTTCTTCTTGATGGGATTCATAGGGGTAAACATAGTTTGTCAACACTAAATAATCTATCTGATGATCAGCTGAACAATCTTCACGAAAGGGATCATAGATGGAGATAAATTATCTAGCACTAATAGAAAAACTAGTAAAAGATAAAGTATGTACTATATATGATGGTGTAGAATTGCATTGTAATGGAGAAGTTAGTTTTTCATTACATTATGATCGTGGGTTAGTTATAAAGTTCGATAGTGAAAATAAGATAGTTGTTAAAAAGATTGGGTCTTATCGTTTTATAAATTGGTTTTCTCCAACACTAAATTCGATTACGATTACACCAACTTCTTACAAAATAGATATAGAAAATCTTCCAGATATAGAGGTGTCTCGTGACAACAGTAGTAGCAAAGGCTGAAAATTCAGTTTATTTTAACTTTTCAGATACCAATTCTAACGGACTTCTGGTGTCAGATATATCTACTACATCTTCTGTAGCAGATTTTACATATGGGAGTGGAACTCTAGAAATAGATGCCGCTATTCAAAATACAGGAGTTCTACCATCTGGCGGAAGCCTAAATATTAATCTTAATAGCTTGACAAAAACGTACTTGAATTACAGTTCAACAGTATCACTATCTGGTGTAAAAGCAATTATTATATCTAACCTGTCTACTGAATCAGGCAGAAATATAAGGGTTATGGCTACTGGCTCTAATGCCTTCACTAATATGTTTAATGGTGGAAGCGGTAATCTAATTATTAGGCCATATGGTTCTCATGTCTATATAGACCCATGGAAAACCGTAGTAAGTGCAAGCCAAAAAAACATACAGCTATTTGATGTATCTGGATCTGGAGCGAGCTATTCTTATTCGGTTCTCGGCAATCTAACATAGAAATAAACTCAAAATCTTTTCCATTCCGGGCGGCAATTTGCCGCCTTTTTTATTGACACACGATTTTTCTGTTTATATACTATGTGTTGAACCAATTCCTTTTTGGAGATAATTAATGGATATATCAGAACACGTAGATATTATCAGAGAGTTCAGTAAGAGTGCTGGACAGAACGCCCCAGATTCGATCACGATTCCTTCAGAATCTGAAATGGTACTAAGAGCCAAATTAGTTCTGGAAGAAGCCCTAGAGCTTTGTGACGCTCTTGGGGTCGAAGTTGTTGCGAATGGGCAGAAGTTAACTGAAGAATCTTTGGGTTTTTCCATTGACTCCTCGAAAAACTTTGATATGATCGGTGTCGCAGATGCTGCTGCTGATATATTTTGGGTAGGTTGTGGTGGTGTTGCGGCATTGTGCGGCTTCAACTTTGGCAAAGTTTTAGAAGAAGTCGATAGAAGCAACATGAGTAAGTTCATCGACGGATATCGCCGCGATGACGGAAAATGGGTGAAAGGCCCATCTTACTCTCCAGCAGATATAGCTTCGTGTCTTGAAGACATAAATAAAAAGCCATATTATTTCATGTTGGCAGAAGATGGACTATTCGATAAGAAGGGATTCACACAATTTTATATTGTTGAAAAGTCTTTCTGGAACAAACATAAGTATATTGACGAATGTGTAGAAATCGATATGACAAAATATGGTTTTCAGGAAATAATGGAAAGTTGTTTTGAATCATTGGAACCAATGTCTAAAGTGGACTTGGTAAATAAGTTAGTCTCTTTAGGGTTCGAGGAAATTTATGGGACATAGTAAGGGCGATTTGGTTGCTATCGTTCGCTACGCTCACGTAGTAGATGTTAAAACTAACGGAGACGTTGACGTAAAGGATGTAGACGATAAGAGTGAGTTTTCTATTCGTGGAAAGCCTATAGTTGAAGCTCTGAAGTCTGCAGCATTAACCGATAAAGAAGAAAAAGTTACACTCACAGAAGCTGCAACTATTGTTTCTACAAGTTTTAATACTCCAATGACTGTTTGTTTCGATAAGCAGGAAGGTGGAGAAAGGGTTCTGATCGGTAGGCTCCTATCTACAGAACCTCTTCTGGGAAGATCTTACTTTGAGGATCTCGAAATCCTCGATGGTCATAGACTACGACAGGTTGACCACAGAACCATTAAATGGGCAATTCTTAATAAGACCAAATACGTAGTCGGAAAGAAGAAGAAGAAGTGAAATTTTTCACTGCTGATTTACACTTAGACCACGAACGATCCGTGAAGTTTCCGGGTCGTCGTGGTTTTTTGCTTCCACAATGGCAAGAAATGATCATTGGGGAAATCAATAAAAGAACAAGTAGGGGTGACACTCTATATATTCTTGGCGATTTTGCATTTAAGCCAAATAATTGGCGATCTAAGATCAATCTTAAGAATGTAATTTTAATAAAGGGTAATCATTGCCCATCGCTTGAACAATGCCGATTGGCCTTCGGTAAAGATAAAGTATACGACACTTTGGAAATCAAGATGTCTGGGGTAAAAACTTTCTTATCCCATTATCCCCATCTTATCTGGCCTTCCTCACATTATGGCTCTTTTCATCTTTATGGGCACGTACACGATTCCAGAACTGATTTTTGGAACGAGATACCATATCTACGCAACATAAAAAGCCTAGATGTTTGTCCTGAATCTTATAAGAGACATTTTGGCGATTTTGGAATCTTTGATGAAAATCAGATTTACGAAATCTTAAACAAAAAAACTGGGCATGATCCGGTTGAATGGTATAGGGACACATATGGGCCAATATGAAATTACTCTGATTGGTGACACACATGGTAAATTTGACCATTATATACACATAGCCAAAAATTCTGAGTATTCCATCCAACTAGGAGATTTCGGATTTTCTTAAGCTTGGAATAATCTAGGATATAGCGGATTAGACCACAATAAACATAAAATCATATGTGGTAACCATGATCAATACCCAATGTGCTTAAATTCCCAGTATTCTCTTGGCAATTTTGGGACATCTCAACTCAATAATATACCCTTTTTCTTTATTAGGGGTGGTCTGTCTATAGACAAAACATATAGGGTTGGGGAATGGTTATCCGGATCTTCTAGAACTTGGTTCTCTAATGAAGAATTAACATTTCCAGAAATGAGAATATGTTTAGACGATTACTCGAATAGTAAACAAGATATAGTTTTAAGCCATGTTCCACCAGCCTGTGTAATAAATCATATACATCGAGAAAACTCAATATTAGGCAAATATGGTTTTGCTGATGGATTTATGGAAAACACGAGTTTGTTAGGTGATGAATGCTTAAAAGAACATAGGCCAAAATTATGGGTCTTTGGTCATCATCATAAAAGTTTCGATAAAGTAATAGATGGTACTAGATTTGTGTGTCTTGCTGAACTGGAGGTAATGATACTAGATGAAACTTATCGTAGCTGTTGATGAAGCTGGTGGAATTGCAAAAAATGGCAAAATTCCTTGGGTCTGTAAAGAAGACCAGCAGATGTTTAAACTACTTACAATTGGTGACAAAGTTGCTATGGGTATGAATACGTGGTCTTCAATAAGAAGGCCACTTACCGATAGATATAATATGGTAATTACAAGAAATGAGTCGCTTCTTTGGAGTGATACAGCTAATGGACACAGGGAGTTTGGATTCTTCACTCTGGATGCCGCATTATCCGAAGCTGATTGGATCATAGGTGGAGAAGAAATCTATAAGGCAGCATTATCCTCCATAGAATTAGATCAAATATACATTTCTAGAATTAAGGGTCTGTATGATTGTGATAAATTCTTCACGATTCCTTCTGGATGGAAAAAGGCTAGCGAGATAAAGTTCGACAATTTTACTCTAGAAAAATGGATAGGAGAAAATTTATGGGCCAGTTACTAGAACGAATTAGGGGCGACATACTGCTGGCTTTAAAAGCCAGCAATCAGGTCGCCAAAGATGTGCTGAGACTAGTTGTTTCGGACTCTGAAAGAGCCGAAACCAACCCATCTAATGAGACAGTAGTCAAGATCTGCCGGAAGATTATTGAAGCCAATACTGAGACCCTAAAACTAGGTGGTGAGTCACAGAAACTGAGAAGGGAAATCGAGCTACTACGTAGCTATGTGCCTTCTGAATCTACACTAGAAGAAATTCAAATCCATGTAGACAGGCTAACGCCTGAATTAGTTGAATGTAAGTCTGTAGGTAAAGCAATAGGTCTTTTATCAAAGACACTTAAGGATCTGGGAATTACTGTTTCTGGAGATACGCTTAAAGTCGCGGTCGAAAACGCTAGGAGTGTAAATGCAAAATGAAAAATGTCTTAATATTGATTTTTAGTCTACTATCAAGTCATGTAGTAGCTCAAGAATTTGATGGAATATGCCGAATTGCCACTAATGATAAACAGTGGTCCGGAGTATTAATAGAGCAGGGTGTTTTAACTGTAGCACATCCAGACGAACAAAAATGTGTAGCTTATTTTGAAAATGATACTGAAATAATCGGGGTCAAGATTAAACTCGCGAAGCAAAATAAGATTGCCGATATTGCTTTGTACGAATGTGCAGTACCCACATACGTAAAAATAAAAAGACACAAACTCTCAAAAGAGGGAAAATCGGCCAAGATTATTGGCTACATCGGTGGGAATCGCGTTGAAAGAAACGGCGGATTTTTGTATAATGGTACTGTCGACGGTTACCCGATTATTGGGTATTCGTGCGAAGCTACTTCAGGAATGTCTGGGTCTCCCGTCTTCTTCGGTGACGTAGTCACCGGAATACAGTTTGGTGGTGGGCCATCTTCTACAGACACGGTCTCTTATGATACCGTGATTAACTTTTTAGGTCAATAAGATGACTGAAAGTCATATAGAGTACTACGGATTTTCTTTGCTGGGTCTATTAGTAGTATGGACTTCATTAAGTGAAAAGACAGTAAAGACGAGTACAATATTGCTATTTGGAAGATTAGGTATTAGTTGGACCAGTTATTTTAAGGTAAGCAAATGAACTATTTAGAAATAGTAAAAAACGTACTCATTAACGGAAAACCAAAACAAGCTACACGATACGCTCCTGATGGTAGTGTTATTCCAGTAGAGAATGGTACTATAGGGACATTCTGTGAAATCTTTCGTCATGACATGAGTCAGGGCTTTCCTCTGACAACACTTCGTAAAATGCCTTGGAAGTCTATTCGGGTTGAACTTGAAGGATTTATTAAGGGAATCACTAACAAAAGATGGTTCCAAGATAGAAACTGTAAATTCTGGGATGAATGGTGCAGCCCAAAGGCAGTATCAGAATATTTAACTGGACCAGAAAATGGAGAAGATTTTGCCAAAATTTTAGCTGTTCCAATTGGTGGCTCACAAGCTGCCGCAGATGAGGTGATTAAGCGAATAAAAAAGGGAGGAATAGATTTAGGGCCGATTTATGGAGCACAGTGGAGAAACTTTGGGAAACATTATATTGATCATACAAATAAAGATATGGTTGTAGAACTTGAGCATACTTTTGTTTCCGATTGTAATGGACTAATGGAAGGTGAAGATCAACTTCATTCTATTGTAACGAAGCTACATAATTCCCCATATGATCGTCGTATGGTATGTTCGGCATGGAATCCTAATCAAGAGTTTTTAATGGCTTTGCCGCCATGCCATATTTTGTTTAACGTTGTTGTATATGGTAATAAGCTAAATTTAACTTGGTTCCAGAGATCTTGCGATCTTAGCCACGGAGTCCCGGCAAATATTGCATCATATGCACTGCTCCTACTTCTTTTATGTGAAGAAAGCGGTCTAGAGCCGGGAGAGTTAGTTGGTGTATTATCTGATTGTCACTTATACGAAAACACCTTACCTTCAGTAAGGGAGCTAGTAAAAAGAGAAGAATCAGCACTACCACAAGTTAAGATCAAGCGAAAACAGGATGGGACGTTTGATATTTTTAGCTGGACTTACGATGAAGTGGAATTAATAGGATATAATCCGCAAGAGAAGATGGATATGGGCGAAGTTACCGTATGAAAAGGGTCTTCTGGTTTCATTACAACAAACCGCTTTCAAGAAAGCTAGGGAAGCCAATGATGACGATTCACTTCGGAGGGGCTTGCCACTCCGTAGAAGGTATTGTTTGTAATGTAAAAACTTGGACTCACATAAGAAAGACTCAGCCGCATATAGTGATTAAGGGTGTTGGTGTAGTGGAAATATTGGAAGGGAAAGCAACAATTAAATGAAAACTCAAGACTTTTGTTATTGGCTACAAGGCTTATTTGAATTAAGTGATCCAAAAACACTTTCAAAAAAACAAACAGATCTAATAAAAAGACATCTAGCTCTTGTTTTCATGCATGATATAGATCCGTCACAAGGCTCGGAAGAACATCAGGCAAAACTAAACAAGATTCATAATCCGCCCAAAATTGGGGGAATCGATAAAGATACTGGCGAAATTTATAGGTGCTAAGGAGATGAATTAATTATGAACACAATTTCAAGAAGAAAGCTTTTTGGTATAGCTTTAGCCGGATTAGCTGGATGTAAGTGTGCAAGCACTAATAGATCTATGGATCTACCATTGCTTGGGAATGCAAAGCCATATCATGAAAGGTTCCAAAGAGCAGAATTATCTTCATTAAATCCAATATGTCGCACCATAAATAAAAATTTTAGGATGCCATCATGCTTCTATGAAGAATACGATAATGAATTCTTGCTAGAAAATGGTATTATAATTTTCCATGTTACATACAATATTTATATCAAACTTGAATCTAAAAAAGAACATGACTACGAAGAATATATAAAAAAAACAACTTGGCCAGATATAGCACCGAATAATTATTATGAGATTTTTAACTTAGATACTGGGGAGAGTGCAATTACATGGGCTTAACAAACGAAGAAGTCTTAAATATAACTGACGACCTAGATGAAGCCGCAGTAAAGTCTTTGGAAATGATTGAATGAAGTGGGATAAGCACTTTATCGATATGTGTCGGCTTCACGCCAAACTAAGCAAGGACCCCTCCACAAAAGTTGGGGCGGTTATTGTTACACCTGATAGACAGGTAGTGTCTGCTGGATTCAATGGATTCCCTAGAGGCGTTAAAGACGACGAGCGATTGCTTGATCGAGAAGTCAAGCTTAAGTTGGTTGTACATGCTGAAATGAACGCCATATTGGCTGCAGCCAATCTGGGAATACGTGTACAAGGATGTACTATGTACTTAGCGGCTGAATCAAATGGGGTACTATGGTCGGGACCACCGTGCTCTAGATGCCTTGTATCTTTGATACAGGCTGGTATATCAGAAATAGTTAGTATAAAAAATACTTGTATTCCAGACAGATGGAAAGATGATATTGAATTCTCAAGATCGATAATTGAAGAAGTTGGACTTGGATATAGGGAAATAGATTATGACATTTCTACTTCACACTGATATTGGTCATGATCCTGATGATATAATCGCTCTGTCATATTTGATTTCGAGAGGGGATTATGTTCCATCTATTGTTTTTATTAATCCCGGATTCTCCGAACAGGCACTAATAGTAGATTCTATCTATAGACAATTTGGATTAAATCGACCAACAATATACGCTTCTCATAAGCCGCTAAAGCAATATCAGGGCTCCAAAGCCATAAATGAAATCTTGTCTCTTGGTTCGGATTCATCCATAGAACTATCGCCTTATGAAGCTATTGAATGTTCTACAGCACTAGTAATTGGACCCCCAAAGGGACTTTGGATAAAATGCAACAAGATGGTATTTCAAGGAGGCTATTCTGCGAACAGCATAAGACCATTAGAAAAATTTGTTGGTAAAACATCGGTGCCTTCGTTTAATCCAAATGGGGCGAGAAGAGACTTTATCCTACTAAGAGATAAGGCAGAAATAAATAAGAGATACTACGTAGGTAAGAATGTGTGTCATGGATACAAAAAATCAAATGTAGATCCAAAAATAAGAAATGCTTTTCCAGTCGCTATAAAAAAATATTATGATGACTTATCTAATGACAAAGCCATGCATGATTTACTAGCGGCTCAAATGATGATATATCCAGAAAAAGGAATATGGGAGCAAGCCGAGCCTCATTTCGGTCCGGGTGGTATGCATACAATACCAACAAGTAGAGAAATTTATACATTGATAGGATCAAAACAATAAAGGAGAATATAATGCCTACTGGTGATTGGCCTCAATGGTCTCTATATGATGGTCTTAAACATCCATTCGCACCATATCTTAATGTAACTATCGACAAACCTCCAATTGGAATAGACCCCAAAATTGTGTGGCTTGAAAAACGAAGAGACGATTTATATGAAGCCATAAATAGATATAAAAGAGCATCATTAGATCCTAATATTGAATGGCTCGAAGAATTAATAAAGTTAGAAATTAAAATAAAAAGAGAGCGTACTTCTCACGTAGAACAGAACAAATCTATAATGGCTTCAGGTTAAATATGAGCAAAACAGACTTAGATTGTCCATCATGTGGGCATGAATTTGAATACGAAGAATGGGAAGCTGGCGAATGTCCAGTTTGCTTCAATAGATTTTCTTTTGAAGAAGATTGTTTGCCTGATTATTCTGAATGTTGGGTTGGGGTCTATTGGGAAAGATATAATGAAAGATTATAAGCTAGTATATCAGACAGAAGTTTTTCCTGAAGATTATGATGTACTACATTCTGAATTTGACATAATAACATGCGAATCGTCAATAGATGGGCCGATATTTTCACAAGAAGTATCCGGTCCATTTTTATTTCGTGGTTCAATTCCTATTGGGAGAAGAATCACTAAAACGATGCCGAGAGCAATAACTTGGCTCTACGATAAGGTCTATGACTGCAATAAGTATCTACCTCAGCTTGGACTAAATGCACTCAATAACCCTCATATGTTTTGTGAAGCTGGAACTTTCCATCTTTTAATTCAGAGCATAAAGTATGATAATATATTCATTAAAGATAATAATGGATATAAATCAATGAGTGGTGGCAAATATGAGGATATAAAATACGATCTTCCGATTCTCTTCCCGGAAGAACTTATATTAATGGCTCCTCTGAAGGAAATTGTGGCCGAGTGGCGATTTGTCATTTCTGACATGGTAATCTTGACGGGATCACCCTATCCTCCTACTATAGAAGAGGTTACACCCGAAATCGAAAAATTCGCAGAAACCGTTCTCGCCGACCTACAAGAGCCTGCTCCAATGTGGACTTTAGACATATGTAGGCTTAAAAATGGCTCGCTGAAAGTTGTCGAAATAAATAGTCTATTATCTGCTGGTTGGTACGATTGCGATAGACAAAAGATAGTGAGTGAACTAAAACGACAAGTCTCACTTATCAGCGTATAGATATAAGCACAGCACTTAAAAAAGGAAAAGTATATGGGTATTTTTGACGAGCAGATTTCAAGAAAACCAGACAATTACCCATGGGCAAAAGATTTTATTAGAGCGATGCATGCTGGATTCTGGACTGACGAAGAATTTAGTTTTAGTAGTGATATTCAGGATTTTAAGGTTGTACTGAACGAAGAAGAAAGAGAGATAGTAGTACGCACATTGTCTGCTATTGCTCAAATTGAAGTAGCTGTAAAAACCTTCTGGACGAAACTTGGAGATAATCTACCACACCCGAGTCTATCTGACTTGGGTGTTGTGCTTGGTGCCTCAGAAGTAATCCACTCAAACGCATATCTGCGATTATTAGAAGTTCTCGGAATTGAAGATATCTTCCTTGAGAATTTGCAGCTTGATTGTATCAAGGGCAGGGTAAACTACCTAAAGAAATACAATCATAAATTCTACAAAGACAGCAAGAAACAGTATATTTATGCACTTATATTGTTCACTCTCTTTGTTGAAAACGTATCATTATTTTCCCAATTCTACATTATGTTGTGGTTTGGTAGATATAAAAACGTATTAAAAGATACAACACAACAAATCACATATACAAAGAATGAAGAATTATTACATAGTAAAGTTGGTATCAAATTAATTAATACCATAAAGAAAGAATATCCAGAATTATTTGACAAAGACCTTGAAGATAAAATTTTACACGAAGCTCAAGAAGCTTATAAGGCTGAGTGTAAAATAGTGGATTGGATGCTTTCCGGTTATGTGGGTACTAGGATTTCTTCTGATATTATCAAGGGTTTTATTCAGTCAAGAATCAACAATTCGCTTCGTGATATTGGCTATAATCAATTATTCGTAGTAAAAGAAGAAGTTGAAAGAGACTTTGAATGGATGAATGAAGAAATATTGGCCAATAATTCAACAGACTTTTTCCATCAACGACCAACAGATTATCAACGCAATTTATTCGTAGACGAGAATGACTTAATATGACATGGCTAAATGAAAAATCCAGAAGTTTCCTATCTAAAGGTTATCTAGCAGAAGGACAAACAGTAGAAGAAAGAATTAGGCAGATAGCTGAAACTGCTGAAAAACATTTGGGTATAGAAGGATATGCTGATAAAATAGAAGATTATATCCTTAAGGGATGGATAGGCTTATCTAGTCCAGTATGGGCAAATTATGGAACAAACAGGGGACTTCCTGCGTCTTGTAATTCAAGCCTAATAAAAGACAATATGGATAGTATTTTGTCTAAGATGGCAGAAATTGCGTCAATGACGAAATATGGTGCTGGCACTTCAGCTTATTTTGGTGAGTTGAGACCTAGAGGGGCCAAAATTTCGACTGGTGGCGAGTCTAGTGGCCCCGTACACTTCATGGAATTGTTTGACAAGATTACCTCGGTCATATCTCAGTCATCGATTCGTAGAGGGTCTATGGCGGCTTATTTGCCTGTTGATCATCCGGACATTCTCGAATTTCTAAGAATCAAAAGTATCGGGAATCCAATACAGGATTTATCTATAGGAGTCTGCATATCAGACAAATGGATGAATGATCTAAAAAATAAAGACAAAGATAAGCTAAAAATTTGGAGTCAGATCATAAAGAAGAGATTTGAGTCTGGATATCCTTATCTTGTTTTTACTGATAATGCAAATAATAATGCACCAGAAGTTTACAAGAAACATAATAAGAAAATTTATTCTAGTAATCTTTGCAATGAAATAATGCTGTCTTTGGAAGAAGACGAATCTTACGTATGCGTACTATCTTCTGCAAACTTACTACATTATGATGAATGGAAAAACACAGATCTAATTAAAGTACTAACATATTTTCTCGATACTGTTACTACTGAATATGTAGAAAAAACAGAATCGATTAAGTTCTTAAAATCCGCCCATAATTTTGCGAAACGCCAAAGAGCAATAGGTTTGGGAGTTTTAGGGTGGCATTCATATTTGCAGTCTAAAAATATAGCTTTTGAAAGTATGCAGGCCAAATTCCTGAATACTGAAATATTTAAATACATCAATGAGCAGACTCTATTAGCAAGTATTGAATTGGCCGAAAAATTTGGTGAACCAGAATTGATGGTTGGTACAGGCCAGAGAATGGCAACCAGAATGGCTGTTGCTCCAACTACGTCAAACTCAGCTATTTTGGGACAAATTTCCCAAGGTATTGAGGCTCTGAATAGTAATTACTTCGTTAAGAGATTATCAAAGGGTAATCATACCTACAAAAATCCATACCTAAAGATAAAACTTAAAGAACTGAATGAGGATACCCCACAAACGTGGGCCTCTATATTGGAACATGGCGGCTCAGTACAGCATCTTTCCTTTTTATCTGACCATGATAAAGAAGTATTTAAGACTTTTGGGGAAATTTCCCAGAAAGAGATAGTAATACAAGCTATACAAAGGCAAAAATACATTGATCAGGGTCAAAGTCTGAATCTCATGATTTCTCCAAAAACTCCACCGAAAGATGTTAGTCAACTACTAATATATGGTTGGGAGAATGGTATTAAAGGTTTTTATTATCAACGCGGCTATAACCCAAGTCAAGAGCTAACTCGTAGCATTTTAGAATGCAAATCTTGTGAAGGATAAAAATGGCAAAAGATCAAAAGAAATTTACTCCTTGGAACAAAAAACAAGAAGAGTATATTCGTCTGATAGCTGAAAATCAAATCACGATAGCTATAGGTCCAGCTGGGACTTCTAAAACAGCAATACCTGCAGCCTTAGCTTGTGAAAAGATCCTTGCTAATGAAATAACTAAGATAGTAATAAGTAGGCCAATAGTTGAATCAGGAAATGGTATTGGATTTTTAAAGGGAAGTATGTTGGAGAAATGCACTCCATATATGATGCCTTTGCTTGATGAATTTAATAAATGGTTGGGTAAAACTACCGTTGATAGAATGATACTTGAGGGTATTATAGAGATATGTCCTCCAGAATTTCTTAGAGGCAGAAATATGCACAACTGCTTCTTTATTTTGGATGAAGCACAAAACTGTACTATAGAACAAATCAGACTAGTGATATCTCGTATAGGTCGAAAATGTAAAATGGTTATTAATGGTGATCCAGACCAAACAGACCTAAAATTCGCAGAGAGAGATGGGCTAAGTTTCTGTTATAAAGCACTTGAAGGTATGTTCGATGTCGGCACTATTAAATTTACATCAGGTGACATCGTAAGAAACGCCATCATAGGCCCAATAATGAAAAGGCTAAACAATGAGAATTTTCAAACTTTTCAAGACGGACGGAACCTTGATAATCCATAGGACAAATAAGCTTGGATTATATACGTCCTTAAAAAATGCAAAGATTGCATTGATTCAGTTTCTTAGAAAGAATAAACACAAAGACATTAAATCAGAAGATTGCTATATAATGGAATATGATTTAGTGGAAAAAGATAAACACAGAGTTTAATATGCCAATATATGAGTATAAGTGTGGATCATGCGGAAAAGAGAGCGAAATTTTCCAGAATATAAAAGATGCTCCTAAAAAGAAATGTGATGATTGTGGTAAAAACAAGCTAGAGAGATTAATTTCTGCTTGTATAGGGTTCGTGGCTAGAGAGGCAACAACTCTAGGACAACTCGCAGAAAGAAATACCAAGAAAATGGGAGCAAAAATTCAGGAAGAGGATGATAAGTCTGGAAAGACAGCTAAGAAGAAAAAGAAAAGAGAAATTGACGAAATCAATAAGATGACACTTAAGCAAAAGATTAAATATATAGAGGAAGGATGATGGCAAAAGCAATTCCACCAAAACCACTAAGTATTGTAGAGAAATTTTACATAGAGGGTCATACACATAAAACCGCAAAAGAAATTGCAAGAACTTTAGACGTTAAAGTTGTGTATGTAAATAGATACTTAAAACTTTTGGAAAGAAGAAAAAAGGCCGAGGAAGAAGCTGAGAAGAAAAAGATCGAACTAGAAAGACTTGTAAAAGTTCAAGAAGCAACAGTGCCAAGAGTTGATGACCTTATGGTGAAAAATAAACGTAAGGGTGTTGTTGTAATGACTGAGTCAGCATCTGAGTTAGGGGATGCTACGAGACAAAAAATGTCACCAAGGCTACAAAAACATGTCCAAAAGATACGACCAGAGCGAAGCTAGACCGTTTAAGTCTTTATACAAAGAGGGATATATAACTGCACCGAACTATCTTTGTGAATTAATTTTTCAGAGACGCGGTGAGTATGATAAAAATGCCGTTCCTCAAGAATTGTGGTTGAATAAAAAATTCAAGGGACAATATGTCGGACAATTGATAAATATCAATAAGCTCTTAAAGACATATTCAATATCAACGCTGATATCAGCATTCAAGGAAAGTAAAGCTTTATCGGTAACAAATCCGGCCTATATTAAAATAGTCGAAAGGATTCATCTAGCGAAAACCGATAAAGAAAAAGTTATAGAAAAAAGCAAGGTTGAATTTAATAAACCAAGAGAAGCGTTCGGAAAGAAAAATAAACTGGGGGATCTATAGTGGCTAAGAAGAAAGAAGAAGTTACATCATCAAATATGGCTGTGATTATAAAGAAGTATGGGAATGTCATTAGGACAGGAGCCGAAATATTCAGTAGGAATAATAACCTTAAGTCTATTCCTGTAAGTATTTCTTTTGATAATGGTCTTGGTGGTGGAATTCTAGAAGGTACTTGGACTGTTCTTTCTGGCTTGCCAAAATCTGGGAAAAGCACGATTTGCCTTCAAATTTTGGCGAATGCTCAAAAGATTGGGAAAAAAGGATTTTATGTTGACACAGAATGCCGCCTAAGAAATTACAACCTCTCAGGTATTAATGGTTTAGATCAAGACCTGTTGAGTGTTATAGGGCCAGACGAAGATCAGGAAGCTCTAGCGGCAGAAGATGTGTTTACTATCATAGAATCGATTATCAAAGACCCAGCGAACAAAGGGGCGGTCATAGTTCTCGACTCCATATCTTCTCTTTTACCGAGAAGTGAAATGGACGCAGAAATTTCAGGAACTCTTCGTGCTAATCTCCCAAAGACAATTACTCATTGGGGCAAAAAGATTCTACAGAAGGTTTCGGCAAATAAAATTTCCCTCATATTGATCACCCACTATATTACAAATACTAGTGGCTATGGGAAGAAGAATGTTGCCGATAGTGGAACTTTTATTCAATATCAGGCTTCTAACCGTATCGATATAGTTAAGACTGAAGATTGGATGGAAGGCGAAAATAAGGTTGGTATAAAAATCTCAGCAGAGATTGACTGTTCGGGTAATGGATCTGCTGGGAGTGTTATAACTTCTTATGTGCGATTTGGTAGAGGTATTGACTCAATAAAAGAGTTAATGGAATTGGGAGAAGCTTTTGGCGTTATAGATAAGGCTGGGGCATGGTTTTCATGTCCATCTATAACTGGTGATCAGAAGTTTCAAGGTGCGGCAAATCTATATGAGGCATTTGCAAGTAATCCTGAATATTTCTCAAAACTCGAACAAGAAATTAAATCGGTGTTAGCTTGATAGTGACTGGATTTGATGGGAGAGAGCACAAATTAAATCTTGCCAAATTCAAAAAGAGATCCGATAGGAATAAGTCAGCACCCCATCAGGCTGCACTTTCTCTTTTATATGAAGTCTTTCCGGGTTTCCCTATATACGAGGAAATAACTCTCCCCGGATCAAAAAGATTTAAATCTAATTGTCTGTATGCTGATATTTTTATACCGGGAATACCTCTGATAGTCGAGGTCCATGGTAGACAGCATTACGAATTTGTATCTTTCTTTCATAAAACTAAGGCTGACTTTTATTCTGCGTTACGAGCAGATAAAGATAAAGCTGAGTGGGCAAGAATCAACAATATATCTTTTGCAGTACTACCATATAACGAGGAAGATAAATGGAAGCAGATAATAGATTCGACGATATCAAGGGATTAGATGAACTATGCTTATATGTTGATAAATATTGTGAAGAAGCGTTAATTCCTGATTGTAAATTTGATCCAATAGTGCAGTCGATATTGGATTTAACTCATGAGGATATTATCAGTTTGACTTCTGAAGAAGCTAGTGCTTATGCTTTTAAATTGCATTCTTACTGTTTATTCTTAAGAAAAAGTTGTGATAAAATATTTCCTAAGATCTTGTGGTGTGAAGAGATCATAAACAGAATGGTGGCAAAATCTTGGAAACAGTTTGATAACTGGATGAAATATGAGGTAAGAAGACAGGCTGCTATAGAGCAGGATACTTTTGGCACAAAGGTAGAGAGAGCCAGAATATATTTTACCTCGATTATGGCCCAAAGTAAAGACAAAATTTACAGCGTTAGTAAAATGGCAGATGTCATGGAAAATTTAGCTAAGAGGAAATCGTATGAACGTAATTGATAAATTGGCTTTAGCCATAAAAGAAAAAGATTGGGATGCTGTACTTGATGTTGTCAATATTTTATCTGGTGGACAAACAGAAGCAGAAGAAGTAAAACCAGTCGAAACCAACAAGAGACAAAACTTGTTTGAATCAATGAAGGGTTATGAAGAAGATAAGATTCCGGGATATGATAAGGTTAATGACAATGTTACTCCAACAGCAAGATCCAGAAAACCATTTAAAATGAGATCTATGTCCTGTTCTGGCTGTAAAAAAACATTTGAAGTTCATCCAGATTTAGCTAGGGAAAATTTTACCTGCGATAGATGTGCAGCGAAAAGGTTTAAAAGATGAGTGAACTTGTTAATATAGCTAGTGAACGAGCAGTATTAGCTGGTATTTGCAGATATGGATTAGATTGTTACTTAGATATAGAGGCATTACTAGAAGAAGATACATTTAGTGTAGATTACAATAAGGTTCTATATAAGTGTGTAAAGGATATTTTATCAAAGTCGGATAAGGTAGATTTTGTCTCTGTTTTGTCAGCAGGTCATGCTCTATCTCTTGGAGAGTATGTAGAAAAACAGGAGGTATTAAAACATATACATGGAATAATGGAAACTCCTGTAGATGTCAATTCTGTTAAGCTCCATGCTAAAAAGATACGAAGACTACAATTTGGCCGACATTTACAAAACACCATAAGGGAATCATGGAAAAGTTTATCATCTATTAATGGTGATGAGTCTATATCAGAAATAATGGGCCTTGTAGAAACCCCAATACAAGATGCATCATTATTATATACCAAACAGGATGATTTTAGACCAAAAGGTGTTGGAGAGGATATAGATGCTTACATAGCTCATTTGATGAGTGATGATAAGCCAAGTATTGGACTTCCAACTAACTTTCCATCTTGGGATTCATCGATAGGTGGAGGTTTACGTCGTAAGTGTATAGACCTTGTAGCTGCCAGAAGTAAGCAGGGTAAATCTCTTTTGGGTCAATCTATAGCATTACACTTATCTTCGGAATTACAAATACCAGTATTAATATTAGATACTGAAATGTCTGAAGAAGATAATAGAAATAGAATGCTGGCGAATATTTCTGGAGTTCCAATTAATGAAATAGCTTCTGGAAGGTTTGTCAGAGACCCAAAATCTAAACAAGATGTGCTTAAAGCTGCTGAAGTTTTGAAATCTACTAAATGCAAGCATATTAATATAACTGGTAAACCTTTTCCAGAGATGTTGGCGATAGCTAGAAGATGGATTCTAAAAGATGTCGGTTTTCAGTCAAACGGAAGAACAAATGATTGTTTAATCATATATGACTATCTTAAACTAACATCAACTGAGGGTATATCAAATGCTTTAGCAGAACATCAGGTTTTGGGCTTTCAGATGATTCAGCTACATAATTTTGTAGTCGAGCATGATTGTTCTTGCCTGTGTTTCGTTCAACTTAATCGTGACGGAATCACTAAAGAAACTATAGACACAATAGCTGGATCTGATAGGTTAGTTTGGGTTGCAACATCTATCTCCATCTTCAAAGATAAATCAGCCGAAGAGATAGCCGATGATGGCCCAAGAAATGGAAACAAGAAAATAGTACCTCTAGTAGCTAGGCATGGTCCCGGAATGGAAGACGGTGGTTATATTTGCTGTCAGATGAATGGTGACATAGCGAGGATTAAAGAAATTGGACCCGTTCGAATCAACCGCAGAGATTTCCCCGAAAATTCACCTAGTGAAGAGGAAGTTGAGGACGAAGATACCTGAAATATTGGATATGTTTGATGTTAAGACATTTAGATCTGGACAACTCTTAATATCAAATTGTCCTGTTCATGCTGGAGACAATACGTCAGCGTTTAACGTCAATGTTGATATAAACTCTGAATTTTGTGGAAGGTGGTTTTGTAACACGAAAGGATGTCATAATGAGTATGGTGGTGATGAGCTTGGATTATTAAGGGGATTAATGTGTCGTGACGATAAGGTGAACTTTACTGAAGTGCTTAAAGCGGCAGAAAAGTTATGTGGAGAAAAAATACACACTTATACGCACGATAATATAAGTACTATCTTAGGAAGAGGTAAAGATAAAGACAGTGGTATAACAAGAGAACAGGTTAGATCAAAACTAAAAATACCATCATCATATTATATCAATAGGGGATTCTCAAAAGAAGCATTAGATGAATTTGATGTTGGTCTTTGTGACGATCCAAGTAAAGAAATGTATAACAGAATTGTCTTCCCAATATACAACCTCTCTGGAAAGTATATGGCCGGTTGTGTTGGAAGAACAATAATTGATGACCCAATGAAATGGAAAAATCAAAAGGGATTCAAGAAATCAGAACACATATATGGCTATGCTAAAGCATTACCGGAAGTTTGCCGTTCTGGGAAAATTATACTTGTCGAAGGGCAGGGTGATTATCTAAAATTATGGATGTCTGGCATAAGAAATGTTTTTGGTATGTTAGGGAGCCAAATAAGCTCAACTCAGGAACTGCTCTTACAAAGGACTGGAGCTATGGATATAATCACGTTTGTGGATAATGATGTAGCTGGCGATAAATTTAGATCATCGTGTGATGAAAAACTTAAACGATTATTCAACATAGAACACAAAAGGCCAACCTCTCACGACGCAGGAGACATGACTCCTTCTTCTTTAAGAGAAACCCTAAAGGGATATTTTAATGACTAAGATTTTTGGTATATCAGGTAAAAAAAGAAGTGGAAAGAATACCCTAGCTAACTTTATGCATGGGGAAATTTTAAAGAATAAGGAAGTTATTCGTAACTACCAAATATCAGAGTTTGGCGATTTGATAGTTAATTCTCACCGTATTGAGAGAGATGGTAGTGTAGTTGAAGATATGGGCATATTAGATCTTACCCAGAAAAATGAAGCATTCTTCGATTTCGCTAGTAACAGAATTTGGCCGCATGTTAAATTGTATCATTTTGCCGATGCATTAAAAGAAATCTGCATGTCTATGTTTGGTCTGACATATGATCAAGCATACGGCTTAGATAAAGATAGCCCAACTAAATTACGATGGGAAGATATGCCGGGAGTTATCACTCCGGAATGTGCTATTGAATTTGGTGAATCAAATAATCTATGGAGGATTGGATATGAGCCAACTCTAGAAGAACTTAATGACATGTTTCAGGATATCACATTAGTTCACCAAAGTGGCGTAATGTCGGCCAGAGAAGTTCTTCAGTTCGTCGGCACTGATATATTCCGCAGGATGAACAATAGTGTATGGGTCGATTTGGTTATTAATCAAATTGAGATGGATAATCCAGAAGTTGCTATTATAGCAGATTGTCGTTTTGAAAACGAAGCTAATGCTATAAAAGAAAAAGGTGGATTACTTGTTCTACTAGAAAGAGAAACAGAGCCAGACACTCACATATCAGAACACGCTATGAAGAATGTTGTGTTTGATATCAAATTAGACAATAGAAATCTTTCTATACTTGAGACTCATGAATTATTCTTGAGAGAACTTTCACATAGGAATATTAATCTATGCTAATTACTTATCTGCGTTCTTCAAGCATTGGCTCCTATGCCATGTGTCAGCAGAAGTACTTTATTAACTATGTGCTTGGTGTTCCAGACAAAAAGAACGCCAAAGCTTACATGGGTAATGTTGTACACAAGAATCTTGAACTTCTGGCAAAATACAAATTAGCAGAACAAAATGGTAAGAAATATCTTGTAGATGACAATTTTGGGAAAATTACCTTCAAGAAATTCTCGTTAGAACTAATCAATAAACTGAGTTATGATTATTACGAGAATGATGCTCCCGGACTCATGCCTCCAAAGGCTGAACAGATTACCCTAGAATGGACAAAAGCAGCTATCACTAAAATGGATGGCGACTTAGACCCAAGGAAGCAAGATATACACGCTATAGAGGAATTCTTTGAAATTGAGATACCTCACGAATGGGCCAAGTATAGATATGAGATCGGTGGAGAAGTAATAGAAGGTCAACTAGGCATTAAAGGAACAGTTGACTTAATATTTAAAGAGGACGATTATTATCTGCATGTATTAGATTACAAAGGATTACCAGTAGAAACTAAAATACCAACACCAAATGGTTGGAGTACAATGGGAGATTTATGTGTAGGAGATTTTGTATTTGATCAATATGGGAAACAAACTAAAGTTATAGCTAAATCATCTAAAAAGATGAGAGAATGTTTCCGTATAGTATTTGACGACACTTCGGTAGTAGAATGCGATGATGAACATTATTGGAAATTACTCGATGGAAATGTCAAACAAATTACTGAACTTAAAATAGGAGATAAAATAAAAGTAGCCTCCCCTATCGATTGCTGTAATATAGAATTACCTATAGATCCATATGTTCTTGGTGTATGGCTTGGAGACGGTAGAAATAGAAGTTGCGAAATTACATCTGGGGATAAATTCATTTTTGAGGAAATTGAGAGGCGAGGTTTTAAGGTAGGTAAAAATCAAGAAAAAAGGGAAGTGAAATGTGAGAGTAGAACTATTTTTGATTCAACACCAATATTGAGAAAGCTTGATCTATTAAATAATAAACATATACCAGAAGTTTATTTAAGATCATCTTATAATCAAAGGTTGGATTTGCTTAGAGGATTAATGGATAGCGACGGTAGTGCTAATAACGCTCGAAAACAATGTGTTTTTATGAATTGTAATAAGCGTTTGTCAGAGGATGTAAAGGCATTACTTTTAACTCTTGGGCAAAGACCATTATTATCTAATACTATAGCAAAAGGCTTTGGACTAGAAGTAAATGCGTATCCAGTATCTTTTAGGCCAGTTGGTATAAATCCGTTCTTACTACCAATTAAAAGAGATAAAGTAAATTGGGGTGATGGAAATTCTTTTAGAAGATCTATCAAAAATATAGAAAAGATTGGCATAAAGGAAACTCAGTGTATAAGTGTGGATAGTAATGATCATACATATTTGTGTACAGAAAATATGATACCTACACACAATACTGGACGTAGATATAATTGGGCAACTGAAAAGGTTAAAACCTACGAATGTCTTAAAGAAGATAAGCAGTTGCTTTTGTATTATTATGCTTTAAGATGTAAGTATCCAGATAAGAGATTCTACATATCAATTTATTACATAAACGATCATACAATAGACAAAGTTCTTGTTGAAGGCGGCATCTTTTCTTTTGCATTTGGTGATGACGAATTCAAATTAGCAGAGAATATGCTTAGAAAAGAATTTGAGTCAATTAAGTCGAATACTCGTCCAAGATTACTTAGTGATAAGAATACTAATTGGAAGTGTAAAAGTCTATGTGCATATTCAAAAATAATACCATCAATAAGTCCAGATACTCCAGCGTGCTTATTCCTAAGCGAGCAAATAAAAAAGAAGGGCATAGATTGGGTTACTTCGGAATATGGAGATCTTTCAAGGATGAAAACTTACGATGGTGGTGGAAGATTAAACGTTGATTTGGAGGCTAGAGATGATTAAGGCAGAATTACGAACTAAAATGATGGGAGAATATGGTTTTACCTTCACTGGTAAAAACAGATCAAAGAAAGAAAAAGTCGCAGAATATGTTTTTGATAGATTCTGGGACGGCAAAATATCTTACCCACAAATGACCAGAGAACAAGTTGAAAAGAATATTAGATATGGTTCTGGTCTTGGTATTATTGGTTGGTGGTTACTCAAATATTTTATCTCTGAATTACTGGACTTTCTAGAAAAGAAATACAATGAACAATAATAACTATATCGTATGGGATTTGGAAACTGGCGGTTTAAGTAATGAAACATCACAGATAGTACAAATAGGTGCTGTTGTAGTAGATGGTAGAAGGATGGAAATTGTACCAAATAGTGAGTTCAACATATTAATTAAACCACTATATGGCGAAGAGTGTGCAAAAGCTGGTTTGGAAGAGTTAAGTGATGGAGCTATTAAAGTCCATGGGAAAACTCACGAATTATTGGCCAAAGAAGGAGTTTCTCTTGAATCTGCTTTAACTAACTTTTTATCGTATATTGGAAGCCACGCTATAAAAAAGGGACAGTGGAGTAGGCCGATATCGGCAGGGTATAACATAGTCAATTATGACCATCCACTATTAAGAAGAGATTTAAAAAGATACGGAATGGAATGGCCATTTCACCCAAGAGATATTGTCGACGTAATGCAGCTTATGGGTCTATTTTTTGAAAACGACAAAAATGTTGGAAGTCTATCTGCAGACAATCTGATTCGTGGATACTTCGGCTATAATATCGGTAAGGGTCATGATGCGTTAGCTGACGTTGTTATGACGGCAGAAGTGTTCATAAAGAGTATGAGATTAATAAGAAAAACTGTTAGTAACGTAAAGTTCGAAGGCTGTTTTCAATGAAGAAGATATTGGTCTTGACAGAGGCAACCTATCTAAATACTGGATATGCTGCTGACGGAAGAGGATTGATACAAGGTCTTATAAATAGGGGCTATGATGTAGCAGAATTCTCTGTTTATGGAGCAGCAGACGATCCAAGAAGATCTTCCATCAAATGGAAAAATTACCCAAATGTTCCATGTGGTAGTGATTCTGACGAGGTCAAAAAAGCATATGCGTCTAATATCTCAAATCAATTTGGTGCATGGAGATTAGAAAGAGCGGCTCTGGATTTTAAACCAGATGCTGTATTAGATATGCGTGATTTTTGGATGTGCTCTTTTGTTAGACAGTCACCCTTTAGGAATTTGTTTCATTGGTGCTTAAAGTCAACAATAGATGCTATGCCACAAAATGCTGAATGGGTTAATACCTTTGCTTCAGCGAACTCATTTTTGACTTTGACTCATTGGGGCCAATCTGTCATAAAAGATCAATCCGATCAAGACAATTATGGTGGAGTTGCCGGTATTTGTTTTCCTGAATCTTATAATCCAGTGCCAAAGATTCCCCATAAGATTTCTATGGGTATAAATCCGGACTGGAAGATTATCGGAACTGTCATGCGTAATCAAAGACGCAAAATGTTTCCGGAGTTGTTTGAGGCTTTTGGCAAATATCTAGAAGAAACTGGCGAAAAGAATGTTTATCTTTATTGTCATACTTCATACCCAGATAATGGATGGGATATTCCACAATTACTCATAAAAGAGAATATATCAAATAGGGTTCTGTTCACATATTCTTGTGATTGTGGAAAGATAACCACTTCAACCTTTGTTGATACAATCAAACAGTGTACCTCATGTAAGAGATTCACTTCTAGACTTTCTAATGTCAACCATGGGGCTTCAATCGAAGATCTAAAGAGGATCTACCAATGTTTCGATATCTATGTCCAGTGCGCTAACTCAGAAGGATTCGGTGTTCCAGTCATTGAGGCCGGAGCATGTGGAATTCCAGTTATGGGCACTGATTATTCTGCGATGTCAGAAACCGTACGGATGCTGTCTGGATTCCCAATAGATGTTAAATCGTCTATACTCGAACTTGAAACTGGTTGTTATAGAGCAAAGCCAGATGTTCTCCATATGGTCGACATATGGAAGTCATTTTTTTCTTTAACAGAAGATCAAATTCAAGAGCTTAGTAATAAAACTAGAGAGCTAACATTAGAACATTATAATTGGGAAAATGTACTAGATGTTTGGTCTGCCTCAATAGATAAATCAGAAGGTTGTTGGGATATTCCATTAAGACAGGTAAACCCAGCAGAGAATCCACCAGATGGATTAAACAATAAACAGTTTCTAGATTGGTGCGTCGATAATTTCTTACCATATTCTGACTTAAAAGACTCTTATGATCTAATGTGCCTATTAAGAGATCTTAATTTTGGATCTTGCAGAAAAGGCCCATGTGGATATTTCTATTCGGAAAATTCGTATTTTGATCGAGTCAACTATACAGAATTTAGTAGAAAAGACGTAATAAACATGTTTAAGAGTAAATGTGATGTGTTTAACTTCTGGGAAAAAGTAAGGTGTGGAGTCATTAAATTACAAGAGGAGAACTGGCTTGTTTGAGACAACTTGTAGAGAATGTAAATTTAAAGATATGGATAATGGATCTCAAACTGGATGCTCAGTAGGAGTATTGACCCAGTTAGAAAAAAACGGTGTGGATATATCTAAAGATGGGGGATTCTTTAAATTTCCCGGAGTTTGTATGTCTAGACGTTTAGAACAATGGGAAGGATCTTACACAGATCTTTTTATCCAAAACTTTATACCATCTACTTTTGTTATCATACATTCTGAAGGTAGTAATTTGGTTGATACTCTAAAGAGTATTTCAAAAGTAGTTACTCCAAAACCAACAAATGTGATCATATGTCATGATACACATAATCTTAAAGAGATACACACACTCGCATCTGAAAACCTTTCTGGAATAAAATTTCAGTGCGTGTATATGGTTGACAAGCTCTATAAAGATATCATGTATGATGAAGCATTTAACAGGGCGAAAAATGGATGGGTCTTTTTTGTTGACTCTGGAAAAATTGTTCCAGATGATTATCTAGAGGCTGTCAATTTTTCAAAAAATCACCTATTGCTAAATTTCGTTGCTGTATTTGGCGAAATAGATGGGTATTTGGCTATAATCTATAAGCATTTGAAAGGTAACAAAGCTGTTAACATAAAAGAAAAAATACATTGCTTAAATGGTAATGTAATTACTCAGGACAAAGTATATGAGAATTTTGGGAATTTACAATAAAACACCAGTAAAAAGTGATTTCATACACTCCTATTTAAGTAGGAGCGAAATTACAAATCAACACAATGACTTTGATTACATTATTGATGTTGACAACATTAAATTACTTGAAGATCCTAGTCTGTGGTTTGATTCGGCTGGTATATATTACTCTGACTTTATATCACCAAACGGCACTTACAAGATTCATAGTCATTTCCCGTCTCTACTAAATGAGTATCCGGGCCTCATAGTAAGAAAAGATATATTCCAACAGTTTGGGATAGATGACCTTCTTAATAAAACATGGGGTAAGACTATCGTAAGATATATCCCAAAACCAATCATCAGGGTTGTAGTATGACTGCATATCTTCTTTTATCGGCTGGTATTGGTCGATCAATGAAGACCAAAGGAGCTAAAAGTCTGCTTGAGTATGACGGTATATCCGTTTTACAGCATCAGATTCGTACCATAAGATCATCAGACGATAAAGCCGATATCTGTATTGTTGTTGGCTTTCAGTGTAATAAGGTCGTAAAAGCAGCATTACAAGAGTCGGTGAGAATAGTTTATAATCACAAATACGAATCAACCGGACAATCTGAAAGTATAAAAATTGGCCTAAATTCAACTAACAAAACTGACATATTTGTAATACACGGAGATGTCGTTTTCAATAGTGCCGCAATCAAAAAGACAAAAATTTCCCATGTGGTTTTGGAAAATTCAACAGATAAAAGAAAAGTTGGCCTATGTCATAATTCTTTATCATTAGTTGGAATGTCTTACGGTATTGATAATAAGTGGGGACAAATCGCTTATTTCAACTCTAAGGATTTCTCGACATTAAAAGATTTGGCCAATACTTGTAAAAGTAATATGTCGACATATGAACTCATCAATGAGATGATCACAAAAACAAAAATAGTCGTTCGCCAATCTGACGACATAAAAATAGTGGAAATAGAGAAGAATTATGAAAGCCCTGATTATTAGTGATATGCGGGATTTTAGAGTAAGTAATCTTATATACCCTCTCCAAGAGATTATGGAGGTCGGTATAATGACGGTATTCGATGAGAATTCAGTGAGAGAGTTCAATCCCGATATTGTATTCAGTAGTGTAAAATACAAGGGAGCTTATGATCTCTCGGAACTTCACAGAATTAAACCATTCATAAATCTAAATATCCTTAAAGAGAAAACAAATACGGATACATATAAAAGTGATGTTGTGTATCTTGGAAACACCTCT